ATGTCGAGTTGGGGCCGGGTCACGTTTTGTGATGACGGTAAAACCGCGCAGCTGCTGCAGGTGAAACTCAACGATTCCGAGACGCGCGACGGCACGCCGAGGATCGCCGAGTTCGGATTTACCTCGTTCCCTCCGAACGGCTCAGACGTCCTGATGGTCTTCATGGGTGGTGATCGCTCCAAGGGCGTCGTGGTTGCCACAGGCCATCAGCAAAGCCGCCCAGTCGGACTGGTTTCCGGCGAAAGCATGGTCTATGACCTCTGGGGCAAAAGCATCTATTTGACCAAAGACGGCGGCATCGTCGTCGAGGCTGGAGGCACTCCGGTCACGGTCAACAATGCAACCACGGTCACAATCAATGCTGCGACAGCCGTCGAGATGGTCACGCCGGTGTTGAGAGTCAGCGGCGATATTGAGGCTGGGGGCAATGTCAAAGACAGTGTCCGCACGATGGCCGCTGACCGACTCATCTTCAATTCGCACACTAACGGGAGCGGCACGACAACGCCGACACCACAACAATGAGCGATATAACCACAACATGGATTGTCCAGAGCGGCACGGGCGACTGGTCAATCAGTGGGGGCGCCCTGACCAGCGGCGACGATCTGGAAACAGCCGTCCTCATCAGTCTATTCACCGATCGAGTTGCCGAGTCTACCGATATACCGCCGGACGGCGGCGATGACCGCCGGGGGTGGTGGGGGGATGAGGATGAAGACGTACCAATTGGCTCGCGTCTTTGGCTGCTTGATCGATCGCGCCTGACTCCCGCCGTTGCCAATACGGCCAGGATTTACATTGAGGAAGCGTTGAAGTGGCTCGTCGATGATGAGGTGGCCACCAGTGTCAAAGCGCTCACAGCCATTTCGGGGGCAAGCCAGTTAAACAGCATCGTCACTATCACGCGTAGCGACGGCACGGTGGTCCCGCTCAAGTTCAACTGGGCATGGCGCTAGAGCTGATGTTCGTATTACTGCAATCCCGCCCGGCGCGGGATTTTTTTTGCCTGGAGTTTGTCGCTCATGCCATATCCCAGACCCACACTTTCTCAGCTGAGAGCTCGAGTTGCTTCCGATATCACGTCGGGTATTCCAACTGCTGACGGTTTGCTTCGGTTTTCAAACCTACAAATCCTCGGCAAAGCAGTCGCTGGCTTGGATCATTTGAACTATGGCTATCTCGACTGGATCGCTAAGCAGTCGGTTCCCTACACGTCATCCGGTGAATACCTACAGGCTTGGGCGGCTCTCAAGAAGATCTACCAAAAGACGGCTTCGTTCGCCGGTGGGAGCGTCACTTTCCCTGGTATCGCTGGAGCTACGATCGATAGCGGTACCGAGATATCGCGAGGCGACTCGGTTACCTACACCGTTCAGGCACCCGCCACCGTTGGTGTTGGTGGAATGGTGACCGTGCAGGTTGTGGCCGATCTAGCGGGTGAGGCAAGCAACACGCCGGTGGGCAGCCTGATGACACTTGGGGTTTCGATTGACGGCATCTCATCAAGCGGTGCAGTCACCACGGTAATTACCGGAGGCGCGGACCAAGAAAAGGAGGATGCGCTATTCCAGCGGATGCTGGAGGCATATCAGAACACCCCCATGGGCGGATCGGTAACTGACTACCCCATTTGGGCCAAAGCAGTACCAGGTGTGACCCGGGCGTGGAGTGCTCCGAATGGCTTCGGTGCCGGGACTGTTGTGGTCTATGTGATGCTTGATGAGGCGAACGCTGACCACCAGGGGTTTCCCCAGGGAACCAACGGCATCTCGTCCAGTGATAACAGGGTCACCTTGGGCAGCCTCGCCTCAGGTGATCAACTCATTGTAGCCAACAGCATATTTCCTGAGCAGCCTGTCACGGCAATGGTCTACGTCTGTTCTCCGATCACCGCGCCGAAAAATTTCACGATTACGGGCCTCACTGGGGCCTCGCTCGCGACCCGTGCTGCCGTCTCAGCTGCCATATCTGAAGCATTTATGGAGCAGGGTGCGCCTCTTTCTGACGGATCCTTCGTGGCTCTTTCCGATATCGATTCAGCTATTGCCGCGATCGCATCGACCAAGGGATTCGTAATTACTTCACCGGTCGCGAACATAGCAAACGTCCTCGGTTATCTCCCAACCCTCGGCTCCATTACCTATAGCTGATCCCCTATGCCAAAGCCTTCGTTCACCAGCGCTGATTTCACATCTGCGCTGCTTGGGCTGCTTCCGCGTGGCCGAGTTTGGCCGAAAGAGCTCAGCAGTGTTCATGCGCAGGCAGTGTCCTGCTTTGCCCCTACATTTCAAAGGCTCAGTGATTCCGCCTTGGATCTGCTCACTGATGCTTTTCCCGCCACAGCGGTGAACCTACTGAGTGAGTGGGAGTTGACACTTGGCTTGCCTGATCCCTGCGCAGGGGTATCGCCGACCTTTCAGGGGCGCCGCAACCAAGTCATTGCTCGATTTACCAATACAGGAGGCCAGTCAATCCCGTTCTTCACAGCCTTTGCGCTCGGCCTGGGGTATGCGGTGACCGTCACACAGTACGCTCCGTTTCGTTGCGGACAGAGTGCTTGCGGGCAACAACTCGGGGGGCCGGACTGGTTTTTCACCTGGGCCATCAACTCGCCACTTAACACGATCACCTATTTCCGCACTGGGCAATCAGCCATGGGCGATCCGTTGGCCTCATGGGGCAACTCAGTACTCGAGTGCGAGCTATCCGAAGCCAAACCAGCACACACCATTCTGCAATTCCATTATTCGTGAGGCCCTAGATGTATCAAATCGACAACTCAACAGCAGTGGCGACGATCCCATCCAGCACGGCTCCGGGGACGCCTGGATTTTTTACAGACGGCAATCCAGCTACGGGCGTTCCGGCGACGATCATGCCGGCCGAATATCAAAACATGCTCATGATGGAAGTCATGAATGTGTTGGTTGCTGCGGGTGTTACGCCATCAAAAACAAACTTCACTCAACTTTTAGCATCCATCCGCGCCGTCAACCGGCAGGGAGTGATTCTCGCTGACACTGGTTCGGCTGGGACTTACACGGCGGCGAATACACCAGCACTCACGGCACTTCCTGGTACTGGTTATATGCAGCGCGTGAGCATCGCTAACCTGAACCCGGGAGCCTCCACCTATTCGCCAGACGGCCTGACCCCAAAGCCTATCTACGGTCTTGGTCTTCAGCCTCTTCAGGGCGGCGAGTTACCGGTCGGTATCGCTGTTCTGATGTACCTGGTGCAGGCTGGCGTGAACGGCGGGAACGGCGCCTGGATTGTCATTGAGTCACTTGGAGGTGCCGCACAAGTTGCCCCGGCCTCCAAGAGCCAGCACGCAGTTCAATTGGGTCAAGTGGCAGCAGTGGTCGGGAATTTGCGCAGCGGCAGAATGAGCATCGCCACCGCCGCTGCAGCGGCAACATTTACTGCAGATGAGGTTGTCGTAAAATCAGCACTCGGTGGCTCCGCCTGGTTGCTGAGCTCTTTCAGCAAGACCATCAATCTCGCGACTACTGGCGCCGGCGGCATGGATACCGGGTCGGGGCCGGTAAGTGGCTATGTCGCGATTTATGCGATATTCAATCCGACCACGGGTGTTTCAGCACTTCTGGCTGTAAATGCAACATCGGTCGCGGCTCCGAATATCTATGGCGGCGCGAACATGCCGGCGGGTTACACCGCCTCTGCACTCCTTACGGTAGTCCAGACGAACGCTTCTAGTCAGATGAAACCGGTCCAGGTTCGGGATCGCCGGGTATACATTTCTCCTATATCGGCTTACACGGGGTCAACTGGTTTATCTAATACATCGATCTCGATCAGTGCAGTGGTTCCTTTGAATGCTATTGCGGCCAGCGGAATTATGTCCGTTTCCAGTACGGCAGCAGGGACCATTTCACTTGATCTATTCAGCGACGCAAACAGCTCCGGTACTTGCAGGAATACAGCATCAATTGCAGCTGCTGGAATTTGTGCCTCGTCATTTTATGACCTACCACTGGCCACTGCGCAGACCATAATTGCGTCAGCCAGTAACTCAACCGGTGGCACGCCAACGTATGGAGTGATCATTTCGGGGTACAATCTATGAAGTACATACAGATCGTCGATGGGGTTGTTGTTGCTGCGTTTACTAGTCCGCAGGACGCTAGTGTTTGGGCAGGAATCGAGGAAGTAGAAGATGATGATCTGCGTTATTTGTCGTTCGTTAATCCACCTCCAGACTATCTAGCTATCAATAGCGCTAAGTTGCAGCAGCTCACGCAGCTTGCGGCTGCGCAAAAGACAGCGCTCGCCAACCGAATCAGCGATCTTGAAAGTGCAATAGAGAATATCGGCATCGAAGGGCAAGAGGAGTTTGCCGCGACCTCGGATGAGCAGGCCGAATACCCAGTGCGCAAGACCCAGCTGACAAAATGGAAAAATTATTCAATTCTTCTCGGCCGGGTCACGGCGCAGACTGGCTGGTACTCCGTAGTGACTTGGCCAGCTCAGCCAGCTGAAGGGATGGATCTTACTGTCTCGGCTACTGCCACTTCTAACGCTTAAACCCCCTCCGCGCTAGCGGCCAGATTTGAGTGGAGGTTTCTCGAGACGGACTTCAGCGTGCTTTGGCCTAGCCTATCCATTTCCGCGCGACTGGCGTCAGTCTCAGTGGCGCCCGGTCAAGCGTAAGCCCTTCGCGCCGGGCGCGGTGGCTACTAAGGTGTAGCAGTCATCCGATAAAATCGTTTACCCTTATTCGGATAAAATCGCTCGATACCACCAGCACAAGGGAAATAAATGCTTAGGTCGATAAGAAATATGATCTACAAGGGCCTCGGCCTGAACAGGCTTCGAATGGAGATACATCAAGACCTGAGTGAGATTAAGTCCATACTTGCCAAGCTTAAGCAGGTGAATGCAGGCACCCCTCCTGCCAGCTTAAGCGGTATCGACGATCTTCTGCAGCGCCGTCTTGATGAAAAATTGAACTACTACTTTAAGTGGCGGATGCCTCTGTCTTTTCCAGAGAATGGGAAAACGTTCATTCATACCAATGACGGCCATCGGCTTTATGTTGACCCTAAAGAACCGTTTATGACCTTACATCTTCTTGAGCATGGGGAGTGGGAAACCCCGGTTCGAAGAGAGATAAGACGCGAACTGACTGCCGGGTCGACGTTTGTTGATATTGGCGCAAACATCGGATTGCATGCGTTATTTGCAGCTGGGTTAGTTGGAGAGAGTGGCCGTGTGTTTGCGGTCGAACCTCATCCAATAACGATGGAAATGCTTCGCCAGAATCTTGAAATTAACGGCTTGCTGGACCGCGTTTCATTATCGCAAGTTGCCGTTTCGAACGTTGACGATGCAACTGTCACATTCGAATATTTCAGCGAGCACCCGGCGATGTCAGGGCTTAAAGTATCAAAAGAGATACTTGATAAGTTTAAAGGAACACTAGAAAGAATTGATGTTAAAACCATCACTCTTGATTCCCTTGTTGTGCGTGAGGGGCTGATCCCGGATCTTGTAAAAATAGACGTCGAAGGTTTCGAATACACGGTCCTTGAAGGCTGTGTCGAAACAATTGAAAAGTTTCCAAATGTACGGTTCCTGATGGAATATGGAAAAATCATGGCCGAGTCCGTCATGCGACCAGGTATAGGCGCAGAGATTGCCGAGTTCTTCCATGAAAAAGGCTTCAAGGTTTCAAAGGTTGAAGAAGACCGGCTTGCAGCAATGACATATGACGAGTTCAAGCAGGATCTTGGTGGCGATTTTATCTTCGCAAGATAAATCGCCATCGACTGGTATTGAATAGCCCGCCAAGCGCGGGCTTTTTTGCGCCTGGAAAAAAGTTATGACCGCATCCGAGGTAGCTACTTTTCCTTACCCATTTAGGATCGCGAGATCTTTCCCCAATAGCTTCGCGAAAGCATGCTCGGTGAGGGGAATCGTATTGGCTGGGCCCGGTTCATTATGAAACGCTACTAGTATTCCCCAGCCATAGCCGCCAGCTTCGCTTTCTGCAGTGGGACGGAGCAATAGAGTTTTCACTGTACCAAAGATAGATATATCGACTCGGTCGGCAGATCCAAAAATGTTTCTGCCCCCCAGGATGAATTCTATGCGCCGGCCCTTAACTGAGGGAGCTGGTTTGGCTAAAGATTTTTCGTTTGATGAGTCTATAGGTAAAGTCGATGGAGCGAAGAAGGGATGAGGCACCAACTCAATTCCGTCCGACTTGTACCTGATAAGCCATGACTCGATTTGTTTGTACAGATTCGCAACGGTATTTGGCCTATTCTCAATGGGAGGCATGGGTAGCCCAATGTTGATGACATCTGCTTTGGAATGCGCGTCTTCGTGCGTATTTTTCAATTCTTCCATCGTGAGCCTCCATAGAATAATTTCCGTAGCAGCAACGTTGTATAGGACCATTTTCACTTAGTGTCAAAAATCTAACCAATTTGTTGCGGTTACCCCAGATCGCGAAGCATCCCATTTCGGCTGGCTCTATTCCTGATCCTTCATCGTACCCGCAATTGAGCGGGTATTTTTTTGCCTGGAGAAAAGTGATGCCCATCACCGCGCAGCAGCTGCTGCAAATCCTCCCGAACGCCGGCAAACAAGCCGGCGTTTTTGTTCCTGGAGTTTGACAAATGCGTACATCACAAAACGGTATCGCGGTGCTGAGGTATTTCGAGAGCTGCTCACTAATGGCGTACCCAGACCCCGCTACCGGCGGAGCGCCATGGACGATAGGTTGGGGGCATACCGGCCCTGAAGTGGTCCGCGGGCTCATCTGGACCCAGGCCCAGGCCGATGCACAACTGGTAATCGACCTTGCATCTCGGGAGTTGTCTGTCGCCAAGGCAGTAACCGTGCAAATCTCGCAGGGCCAATTCGATTCGTTGGTGTCGTTTCTGTACAACGTTGGGCCGGGTAAGCGGGGTGCAAAAGAT